TTAGCTTTGTGTCTTAATGCCTGCAGCTTTTTCTAGCTCTGATAATCGGGCTTCCGCCAAGCCTAATCTGGCTAAGATTTCGGAGTTCTCTGAGGTGCTCTTTTTCGTCGTTATGCCAGTTAAAAGCCAATTGATATCCATTGAGTATTTATTAGCCATATAGATTAGAATCTCAGGATTTGGAAAGCGATGCCCGTTTTCTATCCTGGACATTACTACCGCATTGCCTACTTCTTTCAGATCTTCTTGAGTGATTCCTTTTTCTTTTCTGAACTGTTTAAATCTTTGACCGATCAAAGCTAAATTACTATCTCTATTTTCAGTCTGTGTAGCCATATATGTTTATTTTATTATTTAGATTTTTATGTAAAACTTCGAAACAATTGTTACCTAACCATAGGTAGGGCGAGCAACGGCCGACTTGCTTTAAAGTTGACTTGAAATATAAATTACTTAAAAACGACTGGTCGAAAAGGTCATAAATGAAATCTGTCACTTCTCGCACCAGGTTCTCATCTTCATCTTGATAATTTATGTTTACACACATTGCTATCTTACTTAAGATCCTTGCCCTGTTGGTGCCAAAGCTATTCATCTCGATCAGTTTAAGCCGTAAATTTTTAGGTTTTGGCTTAATATGTATTCCGCCGGCTAATATTCCATTTTCTGACAAAGAACTTTCAAGAATATGTTTCTTTATAATTTTGAAAACCTTCAGTTCAGCAGGGGAGTAGTCGGCATTATAAGGCATTACCGGAGCTCCCTTTTTATAACATTATAAATTTGCTCGATTTCGTCCATGAATACCTGGATATCCGGGTACTTGTCTTTATCAGGATTTAGCGATCGTAAAATCAGTTGCCCTGTTTCTAGATCCTGGTGAGCGATCTGTTTTGCGACGATACCTTCAGTTCGGTGTACAAAGATCCAATTAGGCCATTGATGATTATGGAGCTTACTTTTCCATAGCTCACGTTTCACTTCTCTTCCTGTCGCAATGGTCCCATCCGGCATGGCCTCTTTAACATCTCCATTATCCATGCTGTGACCACTGATCTCAAATGATCTGTATTTTCCTCGAACGTACTTATCAACGGTTATATAATGTTTCGGCAACTCTTCTATAAATTCTTTATCGGCATATCCAGTTAAATATCCAGCTTGTGCATATACAGGTACTAGTTCCGTCCCCATGCGGTAACGACCTGGTGAAATTTCTGTGAATTTTTGATCCCCATCTTCATCATAAATTTCCGGGTTCCCTATGTCTCTAGCGTTAGATTTTATTGTTTTAGATTCACTTACCTCAAACACTTCTTCCTCAGTTGTATTAAAAGTTGTAATTATATTGGTTACAACCTCCCTGGTTAAATTCTCAGTTCTGAAATATTGATAAACTGTATTCCGTGCAACTTGCAGCATTTCTGCAGCATTGATTACACTGATACCTTTCTTTTTAAGATATGATTTAAATTTTTCTCCTTGATATACAGACATATACAAAATAATGTAATATTACATATTGCATTATGTAATTAATGTAATTACATTTGTACCATACGAACAAAACAAAGGTAATACAATAGTTTAAAACAGGCAATCCCAAAATAGTACCAAATGAGTAAACAGCGAATTATAGGAGGGATGATCGACAAAACAGTCGAAATATTTGAAGACATCGAAACGCGTATTCTTTACTGTAGTCATGATATGCGTCAAACCATGTGGCCAAATTTTCCAAGTAATGTAATGGAAATGATTAAGCAGGACATGCTTAACAACCCTAAAAAATTGGAGCACTTGGCAAAATGGCCAAATCTTAGACAGGACCAACAGATAAAGCAATACACGCTTTGCAATTTCGGTGGCCTTGACGATTCACCTGATTTCGACGAAGATGGAACGGTTCATAGGTCTGAGTTTTATGATTGTGGACGGCGAGGTGTCTGCAAATTTGAAGGCAAAATTTGTGATTCTATTCAGGTTAAGAATGGATATCTAACCAAAGCAGAACTTGAAGTTCTCAGATATATCCGTCTTCCTGATAAATCAATCGCTGAAAAGCTAAATCGATCACCCGAAACAATCTCTACGCATTTGCAAAATATTCGTGAAAAGACTGGGCAATCGGATAAGCTTAATCTGGCGCTATTTGCTGCCGCAAAAGGAATAACACTTTACAAACCAAATAAAAAATAGATAATGGAACTACATACGATCATCAAAATAGAAAAGCAGCCAACAGTAACAGACCATATTGAGGAAATGACTGGTGGCGATGTTAAGAGATTTCATTTACAGCATATTAAAGCGGTCCGTGAAGCTTGCGGCCGTAAAATGAAAATGGATAAACCGCACATGAGGTATACTACAGTTGTAAACGCTGTTGCCGGTTTCATCGAGGTAAAAGCAGAGTTGAAAAAAATCGGAGAAGAAAATGAACAGATTCAAAACAATTAATATCGTCGAACCTGAATTGATTTCTCTTCTCCAGGAATCTGCAGAGCTAGGTGCGACAAGAGCCCTTATTTCTGTTGGTAAAATGTCTCAGTTCATTTCGAATCAAGAAGCATACAGACGCATTGGAAGTCGCAGAAAAGTAGATAGATGGATTCAAGAGGGAGTTCTCAATGTGACGGAAGCGGGAATCGATGTAACTCAATTAAACGCCATAGCGGCGAGCGCTAATCTGGCAACATACGTACATACTAAAGGTAAAAAATCATGAATTTCTTAGCGAGTACTCTAGAAGATCTAGGATTTTCTAGATATGAATGGAAGGATGAAGAGGTTGGAACGGTGATCGATCACAAGTTTGAAAACGAAAATTTTGCAATTGAAATTACAAATCTTCAAACTGTTGAGATCACTACAAAAGGCCAATACGTAGAGCTTCCCAGTATCAATAACGAACAAAAATTGCAACAATTAATAAATCTATTAACAAAATAAATCTATTCAAAAATGAATATCCTAATCAAAACAATTTCAATCATCAATTTTAAAGGCGTCAAAAATTTTAGAATTGATTTCGCGGAGGTGACGAATATCTTTGGAGCCAACGCTACAGGCAAGACAACAATCTTTGATGCTTTCTTATGGCTGCTTTTTGGTAAAGATTCTAACGATCGCAAGGACTTTAATATTAAGCCCCTCGATCTGGAAGGCCAGAAGACTGACAAATTGGAAAATGAAGTCTCGGCTATCATTGTAGTGGATGGTGAAGAAATTAGCATCCGCCACATTCATCGTGAAAAGTGGACCAAAAAAAGAGGAGAAGCAATCGCCGAGTTTACCGGAAATGAGCACCTTTATTACTGGAATGAAGTTCCTCTGCAGGCAGGAGAGTTTCAAGCTAAAGTAAATGGTCTATTGGACGAGAAGGTCTTCAAGCTAATTACAAATCCGCTTTATTTCAATTCTATGCCATGGCAGGACCAGCGTACAGCTTTATCAAGTATTGTAGGGAAAATTACAGATGATTTCCTTTCTGCAAAGTATCCTGAGCTGAAGGTGTTGTTAGAAAATCTTGCCGGAAAATCATTGAAAGAGTTCAAGGCTAAAGTTGCATCCGACAAAAGATTGTTGAAAGATAATATTGAACAAATACCTGGGCGTATTGATGAGCTTGAGCGCTCGAAGCCTGAACTGGTAAGTGAAGAAGGTATTAATGATCGTATTGCGGAACTGCAATCGAAATATGATTTATTGGATCAACAGATTACGGACCGGAATGAAGC